GAAGCCCTGGCGGAGTTCGACAAGATCCAGACTGCGCTGCGCGACGAGCGTCTGCAGTGTCTGCAGGACCGCCGGTTCTACTCCATCGCGGGTGCGCAGTGGGAAGGCCCGCTGTTCTACCAGTACGAGAACAAGCCTCGGCTGGAGGTCAACAAGATCGCGCTGGCTGTGCAGCGGATCTTCAGCGAGTACCGGAACAACCGCATCAGCGTCAACTTCATCTCGAAGGACGGGTCGAAGAACAAGACCCTCGCTGACATCTGCGACAAGCTCTACCGCGCCGACGAGCAGGACTCGTGCGCCGAGGAGGCGTATGACAACGCCTTCGAGGAGGGCGTGGCCGGTGGGTTCGGGGCGTGGCGTCTGCGGGCCGAGTACGAGGACGAGGAAGACCCGGACAACGAATACCAGCGTATCAGGATCGAGCCGATCTTCGACGCCGACTCGTCGGTGTTCTTCGACCTCAATGCCAAGCGGCAGGACAAGTCGGACGCCCGGCACTGCTTCGTGCTCACGTCGATGACCCGCGCCTCGTACATCCGGGAGTGGAACGACGACCCGGCATCGTGGCCGAAGATCATCCACCAGACCGAGTTCGACTGGCAGACGCCCGACGTGGTGTACGTGGCCGAGTTCTACCGGGTCGAGAACGTGCGCGAGACGCTGCACATCTTCGAGGCCATCGACGGCACCGAGGAGAAGTACCTCGACAGCGAACTCGACGACGAGACCCGTGCGACGCTGGAGGCCGTGGGTACCGTCGAGGTCCGGCAGCGCAAGATCACGCGCAAGCGGGTCCACAAGTACATCATGTCCGGCGGCAGGGTGCTGGAGGATGCGGGGTTCCTGGCGGGCCGGTACATCCCCATCGTGCCGTTCTACGGGAAGCGGTGGTTCATCGACAACATCGAGCGGTGTTCCGGTCACGTCCGCACGGCGAAGGACGCCCAGCGGCTGAAGAACATGCAGCTCTCCAAGCTCGCCGAGATCAGCGCACTGTCGAGCGTGGAGAAGCCGATCCTGACGCCCGAACAGGTGGCGGGGCATCAGGTGATGTGGTCCGAGGACAACATCAAGAACTACCCCTACCTGCTGATCAACCCGATTACCGGGCCGGACGGGAACACGCAGGTCGGCGGGCCGGTGGCATACACGAAGTCGGCCTCGGTGCCCCCGGCGCTTGCGGGCCTGCTACAGATCACCGAGCAGGACATCCGCGACCTGCTGGGCAACCAGGAGCAGGGCGACAAGATCGTCAGCAACATCTCGGGCAAGGCGCTGGAGACCGTCCAGCAGCGGCTCGACATGCAGAGCTACATCTACCTGTCGAACATGGCGAAGGCCATTCGTCGGTGCGGTGAAATCTGGCTCTCAATGGCGAAGGAAATCTACATCGAGCCGAAGCGCAAGATGAAGGGTCTGGGCCTGCAGAACACCGTCGAGACCGTCGAACTGATGAAGCCGATGATCGACGAGCAGGGTGAGCTGCGCTACGAGGGCGATCTGAGCACGGCGAATTTCGACGTCGCTGTCGATGTCGGCCCGTCGTTCCGTTCGCAGCGCGAAGCCATCGTGCAGTCGCTCACGAACCTGGCAGCGGTGACGCAAGACCCGCAGACGCAATCGGTTCTTCAGGCCATGATCGTCATGAACATGGACGGCGAGGGTCTGGCCGATGCCCGGGAGTTCTTCCGCAAGAAACTCGTGGACATGGGTGTCCTCAAGCCCACCGACGACGACATCAAGGCGGCGGAGGCGGCAGCGGCCAACGCGCAACCCGATCCGAACGCTGTCTTCGTCCAAGCTGCGGCCGAGAAGGCGATGGCCGAGGCCGAACGCGCCCGGGCCGATGTGGTCAAGACGGGCGCCGAGACCGAACTGACGCAGGCGAAGACGTTGGAGACGCTGGAGCGTCTGCAACTCGACGCCGACCAACAGATCATTGATGTTGTGCAGAACCGACAATCTGTGCAACAATGAGTTGACGTGGCTTCCGTCCGGCCCCTAACGGATGAGATGAGGAACACATGACCGACAAGGCAGACAAGGACGACATCGACCAGGAAGACGTTGCGGTACTGGACGAACCCGAGGCGACCAACGACGAGAACCCCTCCGTCGAAGATCAGCCAGCGGGCGAACCCGAACAGCAAGAGTCTGACGAGGTTGTTGTCTCCATCGGGGAGGAAGCGCCGCCTCCCGAAGAGAGCACTCCTGCGCCGGAATGGGTGCGCGAGTTGCGCAAGTCTCACCGCGAGGCTCAGAGGAAGATTCGAGAGTACGAGAGCAAGCTGCAGGCCATGCAGGGCACCGAGAACAAGCCGGTTCCCCTGAGCGCCAAGCCCAAGCTCGAAGACTTCGACTACGACTCCGAGCGGTACGAGAAGGCACTGGAGCAGTGGTATGACCACAAGCGCCAGGTGTCTGAAGCAGAAGCCAAGGCCCGAGCCGCCGAAGAGGAACAGGCGAAGGCGTGGCAGGCCAAGCTGGAGGCTTACGGGAAGGCGAAAGCCGACCTGAAGGTCAAGGACTACGACGATGCCGAAGAAGTTGCGCAGCAAGTCTTCAGCACGGTCCAGCAAGGCGTGATTCTGCAAGGTGCCGACAATCCCGCGCTGGTGGTCTACGCACTCGGCAAGAACCCCAAGAAGGCCAAGGAACTGGCGTCTCTGAGTGATCCGGTGAAATTCGCGTTTGCGGTGGCCAAACTGGAAAAGGAACTGAAAGTGACGCCTCGCAAACCTGCCCCCGCACCCGAACGAGTCATCAATGGTGATGCCCCGAAGTCGGGTACGGTAGACTCTCAACTGGAACGGTTGCGTGCCGAAGCCGAGAAGACCGGGAACTACTCCAAGGTCTTCGCGTACAAGCAGCAACTGAAGCGTTCACCCCGATAGGAGCCTTTCATGTCCAACTCTTTCGTCAAGGAAGAACGAGTCGCCTTCGAGAACCTGCTCGAAGGCTTCAACGACGCCCTGGTGCTGTCGCGCAACGTGTCCGTCTACCGCACGAGCGGTCAGATGATGGAGCGCACGAACAACATCATCTGGCGTCCGCAGCCCTTCATCGCCCAGTCGTTCAGCGGCATGGACCAGACCCTGAACTTCCAGGGCATGACCCAGCTGTCGGTGCCGGCCACGCTCGGTTTCCAGCGCTCGGTGCCGTGGATCATGGACGCGATGGAACTGCGTGATGCCACCGACGAGGGTCGCCTGGGCGACGCTGCCAAGCAGAAGCTCGCCAGCGACATCAACCTCGCCATCATGGGTGCTGCCGCCAACCTCGGCTCGGTCGCCATCTGCGTCACGGGTGCTGCCGGTGACTACGACGACGTGGCGAAGTGCGACACCGCCTTCAACGAGATCGGCGTCCAGAACTTCGACCGCTACCTCGCCCTGTCGAGCCGCGACTACAACGGCATGGCCGGCAACCTCGCCGCTGCCACCCGTTCGTTCGGCAACCGCATGTCCGAGGATGCGTACCGCCGTGGCTTCGTCGGCACGGTGGCCGGGTTCGAGACGTACAAGTTCGACTACGCCAACCGCATCCGTGCGGTGACGGGCTCGAACACGACCATCGACACCCGTGCGGCAGCTGGCAACTACTACGTGCCCGAGGCCACCACGGTCGCGGCGACCGGCGAGACGTCCAACAAGGACAACCGCTTCCAGACCATCACGGTTGCGAGCAACGCCGATCTGCTTGCGGGCGACGTCATCCGCATCGTCGGTGTGGAGTCGGTCCATCACATCACGAAGGCTTCGACCGGCGTGCTGAAGACCTTCCGCGTCGTCAGCGTCGGCGGCAGCAACACCGTGGTAATCACCCCGCCGATGATCTCGGCTCAGGGCGGCACGGACGCCGAGAAGCAGTACCAGAACTGCTCGATCACGGCCAGCGCCAGCGCCACCGTCACGCGCCTGAACACCGCCGCAGCGCCGATCAACTGCTTCTGGCAGAAGGACGCGCTGGAGATCCTGCCGGGTCGCTACGCGCCCCCGTCGGACGCCGGTGCGGCGATCATGCGCGCCTCGACCGACCAGGGCATCGAACTGGTGATGCAGAAGCAGTACGACATCAACACGATGAAGACCAAGTACCGCCTCGACTGCCTGTTCGGCGTGGTGAACAAGCAGCCCGAGATGTCGGGCATCCTGCTGTTCGGTCAGTCCACGGCTCAACCCTGATGACGTAGCGGGCCGGTGATCGCCGGCCCGCATCGCAACCGCATCTCAAGGAGTTCATCACATGTCCTACCAGACCATCGCGGCGCAAGGCACCGCTGTCGTCACGCTGACCGCTGGCCAGAAGATCGTCGTCCAGACCCAAGGCGACGCCGAAATCCTGCAGCAAGTCGGCTACCCCAACTATCCGTCGCAGCTCGACCTGCTGAATGCCCTCACGAACGGCACCTACACCTCGTCGGCCTTCGCCAACGGCGGCACCGTCGAGATCCGCGCAGGCGCGTTCCCGGTGTTCTACGATGTCGGCACCGATCCGGTCGTCGGCAACAACGGCAACTGGCAACCGCAAGGCGCCCCGGTCGCACTGGACGCCACTGGCAACCTGACCGCCGCCGCGATGCTCGGTGGTCTGGTGACGTCCACGACCGCCGCTGCCGTGACCGCCACGCCGCCGACCGGTGCCGTGCTCGACGCCGCCAGCACCCTGGCCGTGAACGAGAGCTTCGACTTCTCGGTGGTCAACACGGGTGCCAGCAACGCCTTCACGATCTCGGTCGGTGGTGGTGTGGCCGGCTGCACGCTGGTCGGCAACATGGTCGTCGCGCTGAGCTCGTCGGGTCGGTTCCGCGCTCGCAAGACCGCCGCGTCGACCTACACGATCTACCGCATCGCCTGACGCACGTCGGCAATGAGAACGCGGGTGGTGGTCACAAGCT